GTTCCAGATTTGATTGACTGACTTGCTGGGTAGAACTGCTGTTGCTGAACTTGACCAGTTGAAGAATTGGTAAAACTAACACCTAAAAACACACCGCAAGGTGTAGCTGTAGTTGTGCCAGTATCTTTCTCAATTGTTCCATCAGAAATACGTTTTACTAAATCGCCATAGAAAATGCTTGTAGCATAGCCACTTGCAATTTGCATCTGACGGGTTGCTCCCGCAAAGACCTGACCGCCAATCAAATTGACTGGTTTTAGTCCATAGGGGGCTGATACGGTTGGGTAAGCCATATTAAACTCCTAAATTAAAATTAACTTTTACCAAACCCGCGACCTTTAGTTGTTGTACTTTTACGATCAGTAAACAAAGGCATGCGAGCATCGTTATTACGCATAAAACTGTTGTCTACAGAATCCATTTGATTTTTAGCTTTCTCTTCAAAATATTTTCTGCGGGCTTCAGTCATTTCTTTTGGTTTCTTGCACAAGAGCAAACCACCAATTTCAGCATTCCCATCCTTATTACCTGTTATCTGTAACTCTGGATAGTCTTCTACCTTACACGGAACCCAATGATCACGGAACTTTTTAGACACGTTTGTAGCGTGGTCTGTTCCAGCAATCGCTGTTGCTACCCAGTGAAAATCATAATCTGGGTCTGGGTTAGGGTCAGGCAATGAATTAGGTGGACGATAAACGTACCTAACTTCAGTTTTTTCGCGTGTTTCTTGTTCACGGGGTGTGCGGTTATTAGCCATTTTGAGCCTCCAATTTTAAAATTTCCTGCGCATACTGTTTGTGGGACAAACCATACTTGTCTGCAAGACGAGCTTGCGTAGTAGTTAGTTTGACTATTTTCTTAGCACCCGAAGAACGGGTGGCAGAAGCCACAACATTCGCAGGTTTTTTAATCGGTGCAGCCTTAACCGAATCAGGGCTTCCCAACATTTCTGGAAATACCTGTTTTAAGCGACCGTCGACACGATCGAAATACTCGTCTGAGCGGGGGTCTACCCCGGTAGCAACTAGTTTTTGGTGCAGCCCTAGTGCAAAAGCTGTCATTTCTTCGTATCCCGGAGTTCCAAACCACTGGTTTTTTGCTTGCCAGCGCAAGGTTTTGTCATCAAGTCTAGGGGCTTCGGGAGCCGTCTGATACCTTTGTACATCATCTTGACTATTTTGTAAAGGGGTAGGCTTGAAATTTTTTGCACTTTCAAGTTTCATCTTTGCATCGGTCAAATTTTCTTGAGCTTCAAGCATGGTATCAGAGTCGTAAGACTCCTGTGCTTCTTTATATTTACGTCTTGCCATCTCCATTTCTGCTTCAGCTTTAGCTTGTAACGTTTCCTGATACGTTGTTTCGCCTGTTTTTACATACTCTTTAAGCCTACGATTCTCATCCAAAATCTGTTGAGTTAACCGCTCAAGCTCTGTTTTTTCACGTACTGCCTCTTCTTTAGCCCGTCTTTCATCGTGCCGAGCATGTGTTAGTTGCTTGATCCGTGCCTGTGCTCCTTTGGTATAAGAATCAATTTCTTCATCCGTTGGGTCTTCTACATTTTCTTCTAATGGTTTAGCCGTTCTGTCACGAACAGGCGTATCGTCTTCGATTTCAATAGTTACGTCATTTTCGGCGTCAATATCAATTTCTATATCTTCTTCGGGTTTACCCTTACTTTCTGACTGTTCTTCATCAACTTCATGCGGAAACTTGTAGTCATCTTTATCGTACTCTGCCATGTTTATCTCCTTTAAACTCGTTTGATACCACGTGGGTCTTCGACCGTCGCTTCTACTTGGTCGTCGTTAATTAAGCGAAATTCCTTGCCATGAATCATTATTCGAGTACCCGTATATGGTCGGGTAATAACGAAATCGCCTTCTTTACACCACGCGCCTTCAGGAAACTTTTCAGAGTCTTTATAGGCATCTGGTCCAAGTTTGACTACAAACAAGACTGGGGAAGTGATTTCCTCAACTTTTACCGTTTCGTTGGCTTTGACAATCCCACTTTCGTAGGTATCGCCTGCGTCAACCAAAGCACACAACATCCTCCAACCTTTTGGGTCGGGTAGTGCTTTTGCTTTTTGATCGGCTTGTTCATATTCTTGATCCACTTCTGGGGCTTTAAATACGCCCGGCGGCAGGATTAATTCTTTTTCCGGAACTGCTAGTGCTTCACTCATCGTTAGCCTTCTCTATGTTTTCAACGAGGTCAAGTAAATGGCGCTCTGCGTAGGCTAGACCTCGAATAACCCCGCAAAGTTCTTTATAAGCCGCATGGTCTGGGCATGCGCCCGTCGCCAAATCGTCTGTAAAGTTGTTCATATCTTGGCGAATTTTGCTTCGCATCGCCTCAATAAAGTCCATAACAATTAAGTCCATACCTTATCCTTTTGCTCGTTTGTTCATTGCATCCTGACTTAATTTGACCATTTCAAGCTGCGCTTTAGCCTCAATTTCTTGTTTTTTCATGCCAAGTTCGTCCATCTTGGCAGCCCCATCTATCTGTATCTTCTGGGCTTTAAGCTGCAACTCTTGTTTCTTAAGCTCAAGTTCTTGCATCTGCATCTGTAGGATTGGATCTTGTGCGTTCTGCTTAGCTTGTTGTTGAGCAGCCATTGCTTGAGATTCTGCCAACACTTGCGGTGCGGCTTCTGCCATCAGGCGGCTAATCTCTTTCTCCATCTCATCTGGAAGATCATCTTCTGAATTTGGAAGAGCAACACCAAGGGCAATTTCTATTTTGTTTCTATACGCATAACCCACGTGTTCAGCAATGTGTGACTGCATAGCGGATTGTAAAACTTGTGCCATGGGGTTCTGCCCAATAAGTTGCTGTACGATGGGATCTTGCATCGCCATCTGGTGAACCTTGATGTGTGCTTCGTGGTCTTGGTATGGGAATGCCTTTAAGGGTTTACCCTTAAGAACGTTTTGATTCTCTGTTACTGGGTCTTTTGGTTTCTGATCTTCTTCCAATGGCACCAATTTATTTGCATGCTTAATACCAAGCACTTCCAGCATCTGACGATGTAAAACCGGCAGATTGTAAATCTGTGGAGCCATCTGTGCCAATTGAATAACAGCTTGGTACTGAACAACTCTTTGGGAAAGGGTAGCTGCATTTGGGTCTGAGACGGGAAGTACTTCAACATTACTATAGTCCGCCTTCTTTGCACGCGCTGTTCCGTCTTCTGGCTCGTAATTGTATTCGTCATCTGTATAGTCTCTAATAATTGCAGCCAAGAGCTGCAACTCCTGCTTCATTGAAAAGTGAACACGGGCTTGAACAGCCGACATTACCTTGAGGGTTCTTTCTAATATTGCCAGTGTTGTTCCCACCGGTGCTTGATTAGACATATCGGCAATCTTCATATCCGAAGTAGCCGCAAACCGGCGTCCTTCTTCTACGATCTTGTCCATTAATCCCGATAGAACCATCGAAGGCTCTTTGTATGGCAGGGGCAGGATGTTATCGCGTATTGTTCCACTGCCTACATCTACGTCACGGAACTCACCTGGAGAAATAGGGGTGTCATCTCCTTTAATACGTAGTCCTCTGGACTTTAGTCCTCCAGGAAGATTAGCCAAAGTACCGGCATCTACCAGTTGTCTCATAATTGATGTTGCTGATTTTGCGTATCCACCAATTAAATGAAACAGCCCAAAACCATAAGCCCCGTATCCAGGGATGTACTGATAGTGCACAAAGTGGTGCCGCTTTAACTTCAGCGGATCTTCTTCTTTCCAATTACGGCGTATTGCTAGTACTTCGTCAGTACCACGGATCATTGTTACTACATATGGCAAGGCAATACCGGTTGGCTCGCCGTCTTTATCCAAATCCTCGTAGCCTGCAATGTCCAAGTCAACGTGTGACTCATAAATTTCAAAGCGGTCGTCATAAGACGCCGAGAACCCAGTTTCTTTATCCTTGCGTTCTTGGATATCGCTTGTAAATTTACTAGGTTCACCTAGCTCTATTTCTTTATAAAACCCTGCATTCATGAGTTTTAATAAGTCGTTCTTGTTCTTGCGCATTACATGAGTAATGCGGTGGCAAGTGTTAATTTCGGATATACCATATGGCAGGATCACATCTTCTGCCGGGATAAACATAGATACTTGACGCTCTAGGCTTGGGTCGTAGTACACCTTCTTAAACGCCGAACCAGCACTTGGCA